GTCAAATACAATAAATTTTCCGTTAACGGAAAAAAGAAAAAAACAGCTTAATGCAGAACATAAGCAAAAAGCTAGAGACGAAATCAAAAGATTAATTGCTCTAAGGAAATAATAATGGATCGCATGAAATTGATTAAACAATCTGCTGAAAAAGTACAGATTAAAAAAGCAATAAATAATATTGCATCTCGAAAAGCGGCTATTAAGAAAGAAATGCAACTTCATAAGAAGTTAACCAAGTCAATGAAAAAGGCGGGTCACCAAACACCTTCAAGTTTGGAATCTTTCAGTGAAGAAAATATGTATTATACCGAAAGAGAAACAAAAGATTATCTCGCCGGTACGTCTTACATGGAAACTTATAACGCAATGAGGTCTCAAGATGAGTATTGAAATTAAAAACATCAGTTTAGATGTTATAAAAAAGCTGGTAAAAGAAAACACCAACGATTATGATTTAGGTGAGGCAGTACGAAAACTGTATAACGAAATCGTAACTATAGACGCACCTATTGTTGACGATGCAGGATGCGATGTTGAGACAGGGAAGTTTTTAGGATGATGTCTTTTGCACTTGCCACAAAGCGTTTAGAAGCTCTTAAACGGGCAGAACTGGCTGCTAAGAATCCAGAATTTAAAGAACTTTGGGCCAGTAAAAGGCAGCAATTAATAGAACTATTACAATCAGGTAGTTCATATGATGAATTATCGGGAGAAGTAATATGCTAGAATTAATATTTGGATGGGTAGTAACTATAGGTCTGCTAACATTATCATATGTGGGAATACACATGACGTTTGAAAAAGACGCAGGTAAATATATTCCGCTTATATGGGAAAAAGATGGGTTACTATATAAAATTTTTAGAAAAGACGGAGAAGAAAAATGAAATACATGGAAATTTCAAGTTACTCTCAAGGTGACCGAAAGGCAGATGTATTAAGAACTTCTGGAGAATCTCCTAACTATTGGGGTTGCAGATTCTATCTTGCAGGTAATTCTTTAGGCATTGAGTGGTATAAGGCCCATTCGGAATCATATGCCGAGGATGCTGCAGAAAACTATGTTCAGGGTATTAAAGATTATACCCTTTAGCTTTTGTCACCTCTTAGCGGCTATTTCTACTCCTTATCAGAATGCCGCTAGGGGGTTGACAAATTTTTTTAGGCGTGGTATAATATACACATATCACATAAGGAGTAAAGTATGGTAAGTAAATCATTAGAAAAGAAAAGAATCAAAGGTCGTAAAAACAGAGTCACTATTGATGACAAGTATATGGGCCAAGAGCCATGGTGGGATGAAGATAACCCACAACCAACAGATGATAGTCTATGGAAAAGTCAATGGACAAAAGCTGCACACTGGTACAATTATTTCTATAAAGCAAAAGATTATATTCCATATATTCTAAAATACGCAGAAGAGGTTCATGGGTTTAATAAGAAAGATATAACCGCTCTCAAAGCTATTGAGGACTGGAGATTAAATCAAGGCACTCAAGCAGTCGCACGTCTACATTATCGTGGATGGGCACATACCGAAGAACAACATCAGAGAGTTCTTGGTAGATTAAAAGAACACGTAATTACGGGTAATAAAGCTCTTAAACAGAAAGTAGAAGTTAAGAAATCCGCACCACCTGCCATCAGTCCAGCACAAAGGGCGTATACAAACATGATGGAGACTATTCATTCGGACTGGGATGAGATTGTAATAGATAGCTGGATGGATGGAAAATTTAATCCAGAGTTTAATGTATATGAACTATGGAAAAAACACGGCCTGAAAGGTAATGTTATTGAAGGATTTAAAAGAAAAGTCCAGTTTGAATACGACCTTGTATCTGATGCGTATAACAAAACGTGCGATCAAGCTGTAGAAGCATATTCACATATTACACCAAGACGTCAGAAGAAGATGTTAAACTTAATGGATGTCATCTTTGCTGATCTTGATAAATTAAAAGGTAGTTTTAAGGCAGTTAGAATGCCTAGAGCTAAGAAACCAAAATCTACAGATGCTCAAGTCGCAAGATTACAGTATAAGTCAGAAGATATTGAATCAAAGGTCACGTCTATTAATCCAGTATTGATACCTACTAAAGAAATGTTATGGGTGTATAATACTAAAAGTAGGGTACTGACACAGTATGTTACAACCGCTACGAGTGGTTTTGAAATTAGTGGTACTACCATTAAGAATTTTGAACCGACTCTGTCAAAGACATCTAGGTTAAGAAAACCACAAGATATATTACCTGATGTGTTAAAATTCACTCCCAAACAAATAGATAAAAGAATTTGGGATAAATTAACAACTAAGATAGGTAGTCCAAACGGTCGTATAAACAAAGATTGTGTTCTACTTAGGGTAATGTAAGGAAGACATGATTGAACAGAAAATTATGACAAGAAAAAGATTTTCTACTGCGGTAGAAAGTATGGTGACAAATAGTAAGGGGTTAACCTATATAGAGGCAGCTGCTTACATTATAGAAGAACGAGGAATGGATTTTAAAAATTTAAATAGACTATTATCAGATTCTCTTAAACAGAAAATCGAGGCAGAGGCTATAGGTTTAAATTTACTTAGAACCAAACAAACGAATAAGTTACCAATATGATGGATCCATTTGATTCTTATAAACTATATAATGCATTAAAGCTACATTTTGAAACAGATGGTTATGATGCAATCAAGTATAATTATAAGTCAAATGTATCACCGCAATCCTTCTTTAAGAGAAGGGATAAGTACTTCTTTGCTAAATTAGCTAAGAACTACGAGAAGGATTTATTAACATACTTTGTATCTAACTTTAAAAATGGAGTTGGTTACGTAGGTGATATGATTAATGAAGACGGAGAAAGAAATTATTTGGATCATAAGAGAATACAAGAATCTATACATCGTGTGTTTTCAATTGATATAAATAAACTTAATGAGCAAGGAGAAATGTTTGATAATTTCTTTAAGAGTAATGACGGACAATTACCCTTGGTTATAAAGATATGGATGCAAGAAGAGATTAGTTTAGAGACTGTTGTTATTCTTAATTCTATATTTGGGTTTATACAACGTGAATCCGAGAAAGTAACAGATACCATTATATGGCCTGATACCAAACGGAAGATAGAAAAGTATACCCCATTTGTAAATTATAATAAAGATAAATGCATGAAGCTATTGACAAATGTGTTTATTTGATGTATAATATACAGTATAATTATGAATAAAGTGAAATATAACAGAAACGACTACATTAGAGTCGTAATACAACGCAATACGGAGATATAAAATGTCATTTGCAAACCTTAAGAGCTCGCGAGGCTCGTCAATCGACAAACTCGTAAAGGCAGCGGAAGCTGTGTCCACTAAAACAGATTCTAAATCTTCTTACGGAGACGATAGATTCTGGAAACCTACCAGAGATAAAGCAGGAAACGGTTATGCCGTAGTCAGATTCCTACCAGCCAAAGAAGGTGAAGACCTCCCTTGGGTAAGGTATTGGGATCATGGTTTTAAAGGTCCTACTGGTCTATGGTATATAGAAAACTCTTTAACTTCTATTGGTCAAGATGATCCAGTATCAGAATCTAATTCTGTTCTGTGGAATTCTGGTCGTGAAGAAGATAAAGCCACCGCTAGAGATCGCAAGCGTAGACTACATTATGTAAGTAATGTGCTCGTTGTTTCTGATCCTAGTAACCCTGAGAACGAAGGAAAGGTATTCTTATACAAGTTTGGTAAGAAAATCTTTGATAAGATTATGGAGTCAATGCAACCTGCATTTGAAGACGAAGATCCTATTAATCCTTATGATTTCTGGGAAGGTGCGGAGTTTAAAATCAAAATCCGTAAAGTAGAAGGATGGGTTAACTATGACAAGTCAGAGTTTTCCAAACAGTCTGCACTATTTGAAGGTGATGAAGAAAGACTAGAAGATGTATATGGGAAACTATATTCACTACAAGACTTTCTCAAACCAGAGAACTATAAGACTTATGCTGAACTATCAGCTAAGATGAATAAAGTTCTTGGTATTGATGCGGGTGCACCGGCTATGGAAATGCCAGCAATGAATGTGGTTGAATCAACTCCAATGGCAGCGACGGCAACAGCCGCACCTGTTATGGAAGAACCAGCTGCAGATGAAGATGATACTCTATCATACTTCGCAAAACTGGCTAAAGAAAGCTAATAAAAAGAAGTGTGGGTAACCACATCATTTTTAGGGAGACCTCGGTCTCCCTTTTTTTATCTAGTGGTAGTGGATTCTTGGGTTCTATTAGGTTTGGAAACTAATATATTAGTTGTATTTGCTTGAACACTACTCTGTGTTGAATTATCTGTGGCTAGATTTACAGGACTTTGTTGACCGATGGCTGATCTTAGTTCT